ATAACATGTAAGCAAGGGTATGGCTAATAAAGCTGCACCCAAAATGAAAGTAATAAAGCGCCCGCTACGGCAGCTGCTGTCGCGGGCCCAACTCCCACCGGACGGAGGAGATGGATTGTAGCCACTGGTCGGCGAATTCTCGAGTCACGAATCTTTGTGCTCGGGGTCGCAGGACGGTGCGCTGCAACCACTTCAACCTTCCGTGGTGAGAGAGTAGCTGGGGGCGGTTGACAAGCCATTGGCAAGTCTTCCGGTCCCGGCTGCTTAGGGAGGATGCAGAGATGGCTTCTTGCAGTGACTTCGTCGTTCCGATACACTTACGCCTTCGGGCTCCGGTGGTTCGGATGAAGTCTCTTGCAAGGACGGGCTTGGCTTCCTTCGACTTCCTTCCCCGGAAGTTGTCGGAAAGCCTCAGGCGGGTTGTCGCGGAAATGAGGAGGTCGGAGATTGGAACATCTCCAACCTCCTTCTCTGCTTCGCGCAACTTGGCTGTAGCGCCTTGTGGAAGTCGGTACGGGGACCTTACCAGTCCCACGGCACCGAAGCGGAGGCATGCCTCCAGCTGACGGGGGTTGGCGAACCCCCTTCCATTTCCACCTAGACGCAAAGGCCCTCCATCTCGCACGCGTGGTGTGAGACTTTTGGCGGTCTCACGGCTCAGGACAGGGAAGTGGACTTCGGTCCACAGGTCCTGAGCTACGCAGAGGCGCTCTCTTGTGCGATTGGCCTTGACTCTTGCCGCGTCGGCCTGTGCGAGGTGTCCTACATCGTAGGCCCTCGCCGTTCCGGCGCCTGTTCGCAAGACGAGCCGTTCGCAGAAGACGCCGGCCTCCGTATGGAAGGACTTTGAGCGGTTCACCACCGCTCCTAGTCTTTTCATTGTGTGGATGTACCTCTCGGCCGTGGACTTTGTCCATAGGCCGATGAGGTCGTCCCCACATATTCGGTGGTCGTCCTTGTGCGCACCTGCGTACCACGCAGCAAATCCGTTGAGGAGGCATAGGATCACCCAGGTGGGTCCCAGACCCATGTGCGCACCACGGACAGTGATGCGCCCGTCGGGCAGCTGGTGTGGTCCCATGATCCTTTGAACAATCTCATGTGTCACCCCAGGCGGGGTACCGATCTTCTCTACGAGCCGCTTAGCAACATGCTGAGTGAACTCGTGGGGGAAGTAGTCGGTGGCCGCCGTAAGGTCGGCAGAGAACAGGTCTCCGTTCTCTGTCGACTCCAGCGTGATGGGACTGTTCGTAAGGATGTCTCGTGTCGTGATGACCCGGCGCATCTGGCTAAGCCAGTGCGCCGTGAGGTTTCTTGCGATCAGAACCTCCTCAACAGAGTGAAGCGTCACCACCCGGACCTTGCCCCCTAACTCAGTTATGGCGCAGGGCTCGATCGGTGGGACGGAGGCTATGAAGTACTCTCGTTGGAACTTCCGCGTTGCCATCTCCAGGGCCTGCTCTGGAGTCGTACCGTTCGTCGAGGTCTCTCTCTGCAGGAGCGTAACCGACTGTAGGTTGCGCACTGTGTTAGAGTGGTCGACGAAGCTGGCGGCTTCTGAGTAGGTACCAGAGGCGGCGCGCGTGAATGCGTCCCGTGCGGCTTCATAGTCTCTCTCAAGTTCGTCATACGCCAATTTCTGGGCGGCAGCGGCCTGCCCCCCCTTTTTGCGGGGGTAGCCTATGCATGCTCGGTCATTGGGTGTGACAGCTTGGGGCTTCACACGTGGTGGATGGAACGGCAGCCTGTCGAGATACCGATCTAGGTCGGCCAGCAATGCTGGCTCCCAGGCAGCCGGTGTCATCCACCGCGTTATTGCATCCTCCTTTGCCCTTTGAACCTTTTCGCTACTCACTGCCCAGTCTACTGCTCGTGCGACGGTACTTGCCTGGAAGATCCTCTTTGAGGATGTGTCCAGTGCATGCTGTCTCCATTGGTGGCATACTGAGTTTAGGGATGGTTTCCCTGAAGCAGTGAGGTTTGTGAGGAAAGCTACGAAGCTGAGCCACAAGTGGCGGTTCCGTGGGCGATGGAAGTCCGAAGGACTTCCGTTGGCCAGGACCCAGCTTGTGCGCAAGGCAGAATAGTGAGTAGACACAGACACAGCGTGGGGGTTCAAGGGGTCTCTCACCATTGCAAGTAACCTTGCAACCTTAGGATGGACGTCCAGGCCTTTCGGGGCCGGGATGTTTCTGGCAATCTTCTTGAAGTTGGACCATCGCATTGGTATGCGGTGGTCTCTTCGAGGGA